TTCCAATTGGTTCAACTGCATCTGATGTAGTTAGATTTATGAAAGAATCTGGATACGCTAATGGAGCTGCTGCTGCTGCTGAAGGAGCTACACTTGCACAGTCTGATTTTGATATGACTGCTGCTGACGCTAACGTTAAGAAAATCGGTACTTACTTCCGTATTTCTGAAGAAATGTTAGCTGATACTCCACAGCTTACTAGCTACCTTTCTGCTAGAGCGCCAGAAAAATTATTAGAAATTGAGGATACTCAAATCTTATCAGGTTCTGGAACTGGAGCTAACCTTTCTGGTATCATTACAGACGCTACTGCTTTTGCTGCTGGGTCTTTTGCTGCTGCTATCGAGTCTGCTAACGAGTTTGACGTTATTGCTGTTGCTATCAATCAATTAGCGCTTTCAAACTACAAAGCTGATTACATTATGCTTAATCCAACTGATTTCCATAAATTATTATTACTTAAATCTACTCAAAATGAGTACTTAAAAGATAACGTTTACAAAGGACTTGAGCCTTCTATCTTAGGAGTTCCAGTTGTAGTTAACACTGCTATTCCAGTAGGTGACTACTTAATCGGTAACTTCGGAATGGGGTCACAGTTATTTGTTAGAGATAACGTTTCTGTTGAGTTCTTTAGAGAAGATGGAACTAACGTAAGAGATGGTTTCGTAACAGTTCGTGTATCTGAGCGTATTGCTTTAGCTAACTACCTACCTTTAGGATATGTTACTGGAGACTTCGCAACTGATAAAGCTGCATTAGAGACTGCATAAGTAGAATCTAAATAATAATAGGAAAGGGTAGTTTAATCGCTACCCTTTTTTTGTACCCTATACTAAACAATTTCGTTTATTTTTTTATCATATATCAGTCATTATGATAAGCAAATGGCTATAATGTATGTATATTCATACACTATACCCTTATTGATATAATAAGAGTAAATTTTGCCATTTTATACCCTTTCGCATATAGTACAACTTCGGAATTCAATTCCGATATTTCACATTGCGATATGCAATATATTTCACTTTATGTGCGTTTTTTGCACTTACCACGCAACTTAATTCCACCAGGATAAATTATTTTTAAAATTTTTTTTAAATTTACTTGCATAGTATTTAAAATTTTTTTTAAATTAGCAGAACAAAACAAAAACAATATGAAAAATTTAGAATCAAAACCAGCAGTATGGAAAGGACAAACAGAAGATGGTAGAACTGTTTGGTTTGTTTATGACCCTAGACACGGAGACTGCTTTGAAGAAGACACTTACCACGAAGCTATGAGCCAATGGAAAGCTCTTTGGGGTCTTTGTAAGCCTGGTTACGAACAAGATATGTTATTCCATTAATTAAAAAATGTTATGAAAAAGAAGTACAAGAAATCTAACAGAATGGCGCACTACTTCATTATTCTTATGGAGTTTATCTGGATATTAATTTTAACTGCAAAACTATGGGAGAAATAATTAAACGCCTGGACAATCTTATAGACCTGGCTAAAACTACTGGCGACACATTTAGAGTCAACGAGCTAACAGCAATTAAATTATTAGTAATCAAACAAATTGAAGTATTATGGGAAGAAGTACTACTGTAGAAATCGAATACAAAGACATAGAGCTAGAGGTAGAAATTGAATATGACTTAGGAACTTCTGGATGCTGGATAAATCCACCAGAGCCTGGTTATTGTAACTTAATAAGCGTAATGCACGAAGGTAAATACATAGACGAGATTATAAGCGCCAAAGATATTAATGAAATAGAGAATAGAGCCTGGGAATGGATAATAGAAAACCATTAAAAAGAAAAGACTTCTGGAATACAAATAGGCATCCTATAACTGGATTCTTAGTTTGCTCTAGGTTAGATAATAGAAGAACTCAAAAAATAAAAAAATCAAAGTTATGAAAGCAGAAAAAATAGGTAATTACATTTTACTGGCGCTAATAGCGCTTCTAGTTTACGCCAATACGTTTATTAATTTTCACTGGTTACCGTTTTTGGTTTCCACTTTATTATTCACTGTACAGTCTTATAACGTTTATAAGTTGTATATTTGTAAATAATAGTTTTTTCAAGTTTGTTTGTGAATTGGGGTAGTCAGAAATGGCTATCCCTTTTTTCGTTAAATTTGAAATGTGGACCAAGGTATAAAGTCATCATTAACTGGCTACATAGCAGAACATTTATTTTACATATACTGTACAGAACGTGGGTATATTGTTTCTAAGCCTTCTAATCCATTTTCTAATTATGACGCTATAGTTGATATAGGCGACAAACTTATAAGAGTCCAGATTAAGTCCAGGACTATCCACGTAGCTGGAAATCATAAACGTATTATATTTGGGAAAAAGAAATATAAACCTGGAGACTTTGATTATTACGCTGTATGGGTTAAGGATTTTGAAAAATGGATATTTATTCCGTTTAGCGTTAAGATGGCCATAAAAATAGAGGACGATACAATAGAAAAATATAGTACCTTTGTATAAGATTTAGTTTTCATAGTTTTTAGTTAAGAGGGGAAAAGGGGGTTATCAATTCGGTAGCTCCTTTTTTTTTATCTTTACAAAAAAATAAACCTATGGAATTAGTAATATTAAAAAGCGTAGTAGACGGTAATAAAAGACTTATTAAAGGCGATAAAATTACTGTAGACAAATTCGTAGCTAGAGAATATATTGCTGCTGGTATTGGAGCTGAAGTTATTGTAGAGGCGCCAAAACAAAAAACAAAAGAAGAAAAAGTTTTCCAGAAGGAAACAAAAGAAGCTAAGACTCCCAGAAAACGCACTACTAAAAAGAAGTAATAGATGAGACAGATTAAGGTAAATAGTACTATAGGTTCTGAACTAATTAGTACAGCAGACGTTAAAAGCTATGCTAGAATAGATACTAGCGCAGACGACACTCTTATTGGTAATATGATTGTCCAGGCTAGAATCTGGATTGAAAATTTTATTTCTAAAGATATTGTTTCTAAAAACCGTACTTATTATTTACCAGAAACTTCTGGAGTATTTGATTTGCCATTTGCGCCTATTTCTAGCGTTTCTAGCGTCACTTCAGAAGGTGAAGCTGCTTCTTATTCAGAATATGGATTAGACGACACTAGCATTGAGCTAGATGGCGGATACAGTAAGCACGTTAAAGTTACTTATGTTACTGCTGGATTGTCTGATGAACTTTTAAAACAAGCTATGTTACAATTAGTAGCGACTTACTACGATAATAGAGCGGATTTTGTAATAGGAGAATCTATAGCTGAAATACCTAGCAACGTTAAAAATATTCTTACTGGATATAAAACAATGTTTATATAACGCCTATGCAACCAGGAAAGCTAAATAATAGAATTGGAGTTTATAGACAGACCAGAGTAGCTGACGGTTACGGTGGTTGGTCTAATACAACTTCATTGAATGATACGTACTGGGGAGATGTAAAAGAAGAAGGTGGAGCTATTGACGATGTCGCTGGAGCTAGAAAGCAAATGGTAGAAATTACTATTACAATGCGTAAAACTACAGCAGACAACTTGCAAATAGGGGATACTATTACTGTTGATTCAAACAGCGATAAATACAGAATTAACAGCATAGTTAAAACTGATTTAAAATATACAAGCGAAATCAAAGCTACTAAACTAGACTAGATGAAAGTAGGCGCCAAAATAGACCAGGCACAGCTCAAGCAGCTAGTGGGTAAAATGGAAGAACTCAAGAAGTATTCCACACAAGGACTGTCTGATGAGATTGGCGCCATAGCTATGAACGCAGCTAGACGAGCTAAACGAGTAGCTCCAGCATCTGCTGGGCCTACATTAAAAAGACAAATAGGCTCTCAAGCTATGGGAATGAATGCTGTAGTATATGCTAAGACTCACTATGCGCCATACGTAGAATTTGGAACTGGTATGTTTGTGGATTTATCAGAAACTCAAGCGCTTGGTATTCCAGATAGTTACGCCTGGCAATTTAAAGGCAAAAAAGACGGTTATATGCATCCACAGCCATTTTTCTTTAATAGCATACGCTATGAGTTAAAAGCTGGATTAGACCGTATTGAGAAACGTTTAAAAGACATAACTAAATAATGTTAGAAGCTATACACCATTTAAGAAAAGCCATTATTACTGCGCTTACTGGTAATATAACAGTAAACAGCGTAACGCTACCAGTTTATAACAGAGTTCCATCTAATGCTTCAGCGCCTTATATTATAGTTTATAGTGTTGGAATGAATGAGACAAACCAGAACCGTGATAGCTTAAACCTGGAGACGATAACTAGAGTAGAAGTTATTTTTAAATATGATGGCGATAATGGTGGAGAGCTTGAATGTAATTTAGCTATGAGCGAAGTATTAAATATACTGCGCACCAGAAGCGCTGATTATTTAGATTTATCTGCTGATAATTTCAAAATATACACCAGCACTAACGAGGGGGTAACATATTTGGTCCAGGAAATGCCAGACGCTACTTATTTTAGAGCTATACTGGAATTGGCTAACAAAATACAACCAGTATAAGATGAAACACATATTAAGTTTATATATCCACGATTTGAAAGTAGCAACAGCAAATATATTGATGCTTATAGCGTCATTTGCAAACATTGACATTTTTATTAAAGTAGTAGCTTTTATAGTGGGTACTATTTACACGGTTCAACGCATAATTTACAATTATCAGCAGCGCCAAGAAGAAAAAGCAAGGTTTAAAAAGGAGCTAGAAGATTTTAAAGTAGAATCAAAGAAACCAAGTAAAACCAAACGCAATGACAGCTCCAAAACTAAACGATGACAGCAGCTTATCCATTAATATTAAATGGTTAATCCAGATTGTTATTTTAGTTGGTACTGCTGTTTATATGTATTTGCAGCTGGAAAATAGAGTTAAAGAAGCTGAAGGTGAAATATCTAGTTTAAGATACAACCAGAATACTTACGTATTTCCAGACATACGAGTTTTAGAAGAAGAAATACTACAGCATAAGCTAGAAAAGGAGCGTATAAAAAAAGACCTGGAAAGGTTAAACGAAATAATAAAAGAAATTAAGTAGTTATGAAAAATTTAATTGTAGGATGGAAAACAACGCTTCTAGGCATTATTATTTTAAGCGTAGACTTCTATTACCTTTTAGAAAAGAACGCAGAGCTAACGCCATTTATAATACTCCTAGTAGCTGGAATCGCTATGCTATTCGCTCCAGATACTTTAATAGGAGGCGTAAAGACGCTAATAAATAAAAACAAAAGCAAACAGTTATGAAAGCAATTTTAACTAGACAGAAATTCCAGGACAAACAGACAGAAGGGTCTATAGTCTTAAAAGATGATGACGATAAAAAAGTATTTAGCTGCAAAACGCTAGAATTACCCTGGTTGGATAACGCTAAAAATAAAAGCTGCATTCCAGAAGGTAATTACTGCGTAGTATTTAGAGATTCTGCTAAATATGGTAGTCACTTTCATATTCAAGACGTACCAAACAGAAATTACATTTTAATTCATCCAGGGAATTTCCACTGGCAAATTAAAGGCTGTATTTTGATTGGAGACAATTTAAAGGATATAGACGGAGACGAATACAAAGACGTTACAAACAGCATTAAGACAATGAAACAACTTCTTAAACTGGCGCCTGGTGGATTTGAGTTAGAAATAAAATCTAAAAAAGCCAAAAAAGATGAAGAAGTTACTTCTGCTGAGTAGCATAATCCTTATTTCAAGCTGCGGAGCTAGAAAAAAAGTAATTAATAACACTACAACTGTTAAAAAAACAGATACTGTAGTCATAACAAAGGACCGTATTATTCAGAAAGCGGTCCACGACTCCATTATAATAGACTCACCTTGCGACTCTACTGGCATTTTAAAGCCATTTAAGCAACGTTTAGTAACTCCACAAGGTAATATAACCATTGAGTCAAAAAACAACCGTATAGAGGCTGTAATTAATTTAGATAGTATTTACTCAACCTGGGAAAAAGAATATAAATCAAGCACAGAAAACACAGCTTCCGTAAAAGAAAAGATTGTTACAAAATATAAAATACCATTCTGGGCCTTAGGCTATATGATTGTATCTACATTATTGTTTATTTTTATGCTTAAAACTAGGCGCTAGTTTTTTGGTATCTTTGTAGAAACAATTTTTAGGATATATGGCACAACTAACTGGTAATTTAGTAGCAGATACTTTTAAGTCCCTTTTAAAGACCGTCGATAACGATGTTTTAAGCGCTTATGGCAAAGAAATAGTTGACGGTTATGGTAATTCATCTAACATACTTATTAATACTTCTGGCGACGTTACAATTAACGGTAACTTCAGAGCGCTAGACGCTATTTTAGATAGTTCTGGAAGCGCTGGAACTAATGGCCAGGTATTAGTCACTACTGGACTTAAAACAGAATGGCAAAGTTTATCTGCTGTTTCTGGTGTTTCTGGAACTGGTACTGCTGGATATATTACTAAATGGGCAGACGCCAATACTATAACCAATTCTATAATTATAGAATCTGGAACAACTGTAACTATAGGCGGTACTGTTGTAGCTAGTACCAGGTTAAATACGCCTTTAATACAACTTACTGGTGGTACTGGTACACAAGGAGAATTGTCTTGGAATGCTGATGAAGAAACTTTAGACCTTATCAATAACGGTGCAGTATTACAATTAGGACAAGAGATTCACGTTCACGTTAGAAACAATTCTGTTACTAATGCTATTCCAAATGGAACTCCAGTTTACGTAGCTGGTACTTTAGGTGCTAGTGGTCGTTTAAAGGTAGCTCCAATGATTGCTGATGGTTCTATTGCACCAGAATACTTTATCGGTGTAACAACTGAAGACATAGAAGCTGGTGGAGATGGTAAAGTTACATTCTTAGGAAAGGTTAGAGGTTTTAATACTCTAGGATATGCTGAGGGAAGTAAACTATACGTATCAGAAACTGTTGCTGGTGGATGGCAAACAACAGAACCTACTGCACCTAATCCTAAGCTAGAAGTTGCGTTTACTGTAAACCAAAAGAGTAACGGTACTATCTTTGTTAGGTCACAAAACGGACATTATTTAACAGATACTCACGATATAAATATTACTTCTGTTGCTGATAAGGATTTATTAGTTTACGATAGTATAAACGGTATTTGGAAAAACAGTAAGACTTTAGGAGATATTTCTACTGGTGCTATTACCATATCTGACGGAGTAGGAACTGGGACTATTTCTTATGACAACGGACAGAATGCTTTTCAACTTAATAAAGGGATAAAACTTCAAGCTGGAGTAGGAAGCTTTAATAACCATATTTTTTCTGTTGGTGACCCATTATACTTAACGTCTCAATCTGGTTTTGAGCCTATGTACTTAGGGGCATCTAGGGTTGAATCAACTTATTTTAGAGCGACAAATGGATTCCAACTAGGAACATCTACTGTTATTGACTTAAATAAAAATGCTTCTTTAAATGATGCTACATTAACTGGAGTATTAAAAGGTCCAAGTACTTTTTATATTGACCCACTACCAATAGATACTTATGGCGATGCTACTGTTGATACTGGTAAGGTGGTTATTCTTGGGGATTTAGAAGTTACTGGTACGACTACTACTGTTAATTCTACTGTTGTAGATATAGCTGATTTAAACTTGACACTAGCTAGTAACGCTGCTACTGCAAGTGAAGCTAATGGTGCTGGTATTACTATTGGCGGTGCTTCTGCTACACTTACTTATGCTTCTGCTACTGATGACTTCCACTTTAATAAAAACGTAAACGCTGGTACTTTTATTGGGGCTTTAACTGGGAACGCTTCTACTGCTTCTAAATGGGCAACTGCTAGAACGATTACTTTAGGAGGTGATTTAACTGGTTACGTATCTATTGATGGTTCTTCTAATGTTACGCTTACCGCTGCGGTTGTAAACGATAGTCATACTCACGATGGAAGGTACTATACAGAAACTGAAATAAGCAATTTCTTTAGTGGTGCTTCTGCAATAACTGGCTATAACAAAACAAACTGGGATACTGCTTATGGATGGGGTAATTGGTCGACTGGAGTTACTAAAACCTTTGTTGATGCTTTAAATATAAACGCAGATACATTAGATGGGTTACATTCAAATGGTTTTGTACAACAACTTTCAAATGCAACATCTCCAGATTATACAACACCATCAAGTAGAAGGGTTAATCCTAATACTTCAAATCCAACAAACGATTATTACGCTATATCAACTTTCGGCAATGATGGAAACGTAACTGGTCAATTAGCGGTACATTTTACAAGTGGATTACCTTATACAAGGTCTTATAATACAAGTTGGTCTGATTGGCGAGAAATATGGACTAATGCAAACGATGGTGCTGGTTCTGGATTAGACGCAGATTTAGTAGACGGTTTACAAGCTAGTCAATTCTTACGTTCAGATACATCTGATACGATGAGTGGGACATTAACTATAAGAAGTAATTCAAGTGCGTACTCTAATATATTAGACTGGGGAACAGATGCTGGGGGTTCTTGGGGAAGTATGACTATAGATTTATCATCTCCATACGGAACTATACTAAACTCTGGAGAATGGCAGTTTAAAACCAATGGCACAGAACGTATGCGTATTGATAGTAGTGGCAACGTAGGAATAGGAACTACGAGTCCTAGTG